CCAGCAAGAGCAATGTTGAGAGTTTTATTCGGAAGACCTCCTTTCGTAATCTTGTCAAAGTATTCGAGGTCGAACGGTATCTTGTCTTCTTTCCTATGGTACGACTCATATCTTTCTTCGTAATCGTTCAGGTAATCATGTCCAACATTAGTGTCAAAACTAACTCCTAATGCATCGGATAAAATTGTAGGGATACTATCTCTATTTTTATTTTCATCCTTCCCATCCGCAATATGAATGGATTCCATTAACGCTAAGTATATAGCTCTATCTCTACACCATTTCTCAGTTGTGTTAACTAACCATTCAAACTCTGTATCATTTTCTTCTAAAGAACCAATTAATTGAGTAATCTCTTTAAAAGATTCATCCGTAATATCATGTCTCTTCTCTGCTTCAATACAAAGAACTTCTTTTGTTGCAAGTTGATTATACTCTTGTACAAATTTAATTATCTCCTCAAAGACAATCTTCTGATTTATATCTTCAAAGTAATCCGATTTAACAAAAGGAATAACTTTTCGGACATACTCCTCATTATGAAGAAGATTTCTTAAAATTAAAAATTCAACTGTTTCCATGTGGCACATCAAAAACAAAGGTTATTCTGGTCTCATCACCCAGATTCACAGTACCATGTGGCATCTTATTATTAAACCACATTAGTGTACCTGAGTCAACTATTATACTTTCATTTCCTACAAAGTACTGATACTGTCCTTGTATGGATAAATGATATCTATCCTTATCCTGATAGTAAGTCCCTTCATCTATATGTGCTCCTACCATCTCATCAATAGGTAGAGCAAGAAAACCACACCGACGTATATCTGAGAACTGTTCTCCCAAATATTTTAGAACTTCGGTATGGTTTTTATATGCAGGAGTAGGAATACAAATCTCTGTATTACCTACATCCTCATCTGGTTTGGTAATACCACCCATGATTAATTGAAGCACATCAACTGAAGTGATATATGCATGTGGATCCTTTATCTCTGCAGTATCTAATCCTTTCTGAGATCCCCAATCACCAGGATTCTCATCTAGTTGTGCTTTGATTTTAGATATATCAATTCCTTTTTTTAGAACCTTGATGTTGTTCATGTACCATAACTAAATTCACTTTTTGCTATCTCATCAAGAGCCTGCATCACTTCGTTAGTAAAGTAGGTCTCTGGTTCTGAAAGTATTTGTTTAGCGTATAACTTCTTACCTCCAATCTCATATCTTCCTGCGACATTTTTCCAGAGTCCCCCAATCTCACCCAGTTCCAATAGACCATAGTAACGGTCAAGACCACGATGATCAAAAAATAAACGTATTTCAACTTGCTTATTTTCTTTACTTAGACGCGACTTTGCCGTCTTAGCTTTAATAAGGTTACCAACAACTTCCGTCTTATCCTTTTCTTTTTTCTTTGAAAGATAAATGATCGTAGACGCGGCGTATTTGAGACCAGAGCCTCCTCCCATTTCTTTAGTAGGGACATAAGATCCAATGACATCGTAAGTATGATTTGTGACTATGAGTGGAATATTTGCTTGACCAAGTTTTAATGTAAGCATTCTAAATGCACCCTTCACAAGTTGGGATTTGGTCATGTCCCTTACCTGTTTATCATCTAGTGCATCTCTAATCTCTTTCTCTGTAGAAAGCATACCCAAAGAATCTAACACAAACATACAAGGTTTGCGATCCTCTTCAGACATTTTTATATATTTATCAACTGCCTTAAGTGCCTTGACTCTAAACTCTTCTATGGTTACTACATTAACAACCACCAACCTATTCAGATCTATACCACGAGACTCAAGTAATTTCTTATTAACGGCAGCCTCAGTATCAAAATAGAGACAATACCCATCGGGATTACTATCAAGAAAATTCTTGACAACAGCGAGAGAGAAAAAAGTTTTCCCTGTACTACTTTCACCAGCAATAGCGGTAATCTTGTTGTTAGATACACCACCAAATATAGAACCTGAAACGAGTCCATTAAAAATGTACGAACCCGTATCCACGTATTTTTCAGTTTCGTCAATATCGGATGCGAGTTGGGTATACTCATCACCTATCTCCTTTACAATGTCTTTCAAAAAATCCATAATTAAATGTCACACTCAGCAGTTACTTTTTCTTTTAATTTATTATCATCACGAACATTCTTTAGTAGAAAATAAAGTCTAGTATCTCCACCCAAAGAAAGAGCACTAATAATTGTGTCCAAATCTTTATCGTCGATAGGTAATTGCATTAGGTGAAAAACATTTCTAGGTTTACAGTTTTCTCTACATTCCATCCAATCGCATCAAGAATAATCTTGAGTGGTTCAAGGAAAGACTTATCAAATTGTAGATCGTAGTCTACATACTTGTCAAGTCCAATCTCATGGGGGAAATCCTGAATGAAAGAAATAATATTCTCATGAATAATATTTGGTTTCTTTAGATAGCAGAACTTAATCTTTTCACCATTTTGGATGAGAGAGTACTTATTATCCAACTTATGTTTCTTGACATAATGGTTGTATAATAATGCACCACGTATATGTATGGGAGTTCCTTTTGCATAGATTGTGGAATGTGCTTTATACTTAACAACATCAGATGCAGATCTAGGAAAAGCAATTTCCTCTGGTGGGAGTTTCTTGAAATTCTTTCTTGACTGTTCAATAAAGTCTATTACCTCATCCTCAGTACCATTCATCATGATCTTAAGTGCGTCCTTAATCATCTTTCTACAAGGGGCAGGTGTAGAGGATTTGACTGCCTCAATACCCATCATCTTGAGTTTTGGTTCTTCATATCTTACACCCTCACTATCCCACACATTCAAGATATATCTTTTCTTGGCAGTCCATATACCCCTCTCTGCGATGTTCTCTCTCTTCATAAACATCTTCTGGTCATAGGCACTTACGTAGTTGGCCAACGCTTGATAAGAACCCTCAATAAAAGGCTCAAATTCAGTTTCACACACCTTGTTAAGGAACCCAACAACGCCTTCATTAGTTTTCTCTCTTCCCTCGTATACACGGTCAACCAAAGGACCAAGATGCAAGTAAATGGAATCAGTATCCGAAGCAATAACATAATCAACACCATCTGTTTTTAAGATCTTATTGACCTTTGCATTCATCTTATTCTCTATCCAACGTATGGATACTTGGCCAGACAAAGTAATGGCTTCTGCATTAGCAAGTTTGTAATACCTAAAGTACTGATTGCCGATAGCACCATAAGCACTATTAAGGGCAATCTTCTTTGCCATCTGGATATTGTTACACCTAGCAATCTCTTTGGTAAGTGCATTAGACGGATTGTTTTCATACTCTTGTTTTGCTTGAAGCATCTTCTTCTTGAACACCACTCTATCACCATACATCTTATCCATCAACTCTGGTAGGAATCCACGCACATCCTTTCTGTACTGTGCTCCATTTGCACATGTTGCATACTCTGGATTGAAGTCTGTTACCTCTTCATTTAAGATCCTTTCAACGCTCGCACTGGGATGTCGAGTCTCCCTGATGGTCTCTGGGGAAATATTGTACTGCATAATAAGGTGAGGGTACAGACTGTTAAGGTCAAAACTAACAACCCAATCATACTTTCCTGGTTTCGGTTCCTTGACATAAGCACCTGCGTATTTTTCGTTTTTTGCTGATCTATTCTTGGGGGGAATAACTATGTTCCTCCTCTTCAAATAGTTGTATATGATAGTGTCCCACATTCTTACCTGATAGAACACATCATTATAATTAACCTTGGCTTCATATGCCATAGTAAGAGCAAGCTCAATAAGCTTCATCTTACCCTCAAGACGGTCAACAAGTTCCACGTCAATTATATTATACTCAATATACTTCTGCCATCCATTAGTATAGAAGTCCTTAAACGTATCAAACTCAGAGTGGTCTAACTTCTTCTGACCCAACTCCACTTGAGCAATATAATCCAAACGATAAGACTCCTGTGCCTTATAAGTAAACTTCTTATACAGGTCAAGATAATCTAACTGGCAAACACCACCAACATCAAATGTTATGTGCTTACGCCCTTTGATAAATGTTTCTCCCTCTGATACAAGTCCCCAAGGAGAAAGTCTCTTCATCAACTTCTCACCTAGAACACGTTGAATGCGTCTAGCAATATATGGAATATCATAAAGTTGCATGTTCCAACCAGTAATCACATCTGGAACATCTTCCATCCAGTGATTGATGAACGATGATAAAAGTTTATGTTCTGTTGGACAATGATGATATGTTACATCCTTCCTATCATTACGAAAGGGTTTGCTGCCCCAAGTAACGATCTGCTTAGTTGTATAATCCTGTATTGATATTGCCAAGATCTCTTCAGCACAAGATTCAACGTCTGGGAACCCATGCTCAGACGCAACCTCAATATCTAAACTAACAAGTTTAATCTTACTAATGTCAAACTTGATTTCATCCTCTGGATATTTTTCAGAAATATATTGATAGATATACCTGTCGTTTCCATAGATTTCAAAGTTATCAATATCTTGATACTTTTTATAAAACTCACGACAATCTCTTACCGTGCCTGGATGAATTGCTTCAACTGCTTCTCCGTTTAGTGTTTTGTATTTTGTTTTCTTCTTTGACTTAACAAATAGAGTAGGGAAAAACTCATCACGATGTTCATACCTTCTACCATTCTCAACTCCTCGTACCAGAAACTGGTTACCGATTAGTTGAACGTTGGTGTAGAATTTCATTTAGTAAGATCTATGTATTTTTCAAGTAGGGTGGGGGTTGGATCTGCAAGAGTAAGTATCTTATCAGAACTAATCATGAATATATCATCCTTAGTCACAGAAAGCAACCAAGGTTCTAGAGTTTGATCTTCTTTGATTGTAAATGGATTTATCATTTTACAATCTGGTTCACCAGGAACTACTGCTGCTATTTCTGCAAGTTCAGTTATCAGAATCTGATTTGTTGTTAGATGAACTATCTTTACTATCTGGTCCACTTAATACGTCCTCAATGTACATTTCTTTTAATTTAGCAGTTGGTTCAACCATAGTTATTAACCAATCAGCAGTGATAGGAATTTTAGTTTCCGCAGTTAATGGTAACCAAGGAAATAAAGAAACCTCAAATCCTGCTTTTTTTGTATTACCATCAGAAGCTTGTGCTTGAGGATTCTTCATTTGAACAACACAAGGTTTCTCAAAGAAGTATCCTATCACTCTTCCTTGTGGTCCTTCTTCAGTACGCATCTCAGTCAAATCAGTAATGATATCTTCACCAGATTTGAGGAGACATAATTTAATTGTCATAGTTTAAACCCAACGTGTAACTGTTAATTCAATAGAGTTGTCCTCCATTTCCCATTCCTCTTCTACTTGGAATCCCATTTTCTTAACTTGATTGTGAATTGACATTCTAGCATACTGTTGGTTTACTTTGTCAAGAAACCTTTCTACAGGAATGGGTTGATTCCAAGTTTCGAGATCTGCAACCAATTCATATTCATTTGTCATGGGATTCAATCTAAAACCAACATCACCCCCAATAGCAAGATCGGCAGTTACAGTTTCATGTTTAATCCCATGAGAACCAGTCACTTTAAGTTCTTGATCTTCCTTTACATCATACTGAAGAAGAAGTAATGCTTCCTGCAATTCAGGTTTGTTCTTGATTTTCGTTTTTATTCTGCTGAAGTGCGACATTGTTAGAATAGAATTCGGGTTTAAATTGACGTGTTTCTAAAGTTCCAAGTTTCTTCTCTATTGATTCAGTAATTTCAACACACTGATTAGAAGTAAAACCAGAAGCTTCTTCAGTTACATAACCATCTTGTCTAATGGTAAACTTAAGAGTTTGTTGTTCAGGCATTTGTAATCTTTTGTAGTAAATTTTTCTTTACTGGTTGCTTCTTTACAACTACTTCTTCAACCTTAACTTCTTCTACAGGC